CGAACTTTATCTTTGGCTTCTTGCCCTCACCACCAGAGTCGCCTGGTCCACTCTTGTCGCCGTCCTTTTTATACTTCTCCTTCAACGTCTCAGCTTTTTTAGGATTCTCCATCTTCGCCAGCGCATAAGCACGCGCTACAGAGATTCCTGGAGTAGCTTTCGCTATCTCTGCGATCTCATCTTTCCATTCCCAGAAGTCAGCGTTCTCTGGCTTACTAGTCAGGGCTGTTATCTGAGCACGGACTTTGTCTGCAGTGACTTCTTCAGAAACCTTGTCAGTCCTACTAGCTACCTCCTTGATAAGCCCACCGATCTCTTTCTTAACCTGCTGCCCAATATACTTGGCGAACTCCGATCGTGGCATGGCTTCAAGCTCACGCTCAGAAGGCTCTTGTGGACCATCATCTCTACGATGAGGCTCATCATCCTCATCATCATCACTAGATGGAGCCTTCCTAGCCTGGATATTACTGACGGTATCCTTTAGACCTTTGAACTCCTGAGTCAGAATCCCGAAGCCCTCAGCAAGTTGCTGAAGAAGTTTTTGACTTCCGTCCTTGTTAGGATCATCACTACCACTAGCACCATCGCCGCCAGTACCTTCTTTCTTTTCGCCTTCCTCTCCTGCCATTTTATGTCACCTCGACCCTTAGAATCGTTGGGGTCACTGGGTTGGAAAAAGGGATTTCGACTTCCACGGGAGTAGTCCGTGGAGTCTCTACCCCGCCTCGTGTAGCAGAGAGGGACACAAAATGACTTGAGCCCTCTTCCTGCGTTACGTCGTATGAGAACGACTGCTCCACTCTTGGTGTGGCCGGTACACTCCCTTTAAGGAGCATATCTATCGTATTAGCCCCACCATAGATATTGATCAGGTCATCCTGTGGATGATTAAAGTATACAGTGACAGTTCTATTCACCAGCATAACATCTCCCTCCGGAGGGACTGGGGCTTCCGGATTAGGTGTAACGGCACCAGGCGTAGTTGCCATGGTTTAGCCCTGTGGCTTGGCAATCTGAGATGCCTCGCCGCCCGGTGAGACCGGGGCGCCTGTGGCTTGGGCGGCTTCGGTAAGCCTCCGGGTGTGGAGGGCCTGGGCACGCATCATCCTAATCTTCTTATGAACCAGCTGCCATGCGCGATGTACCTTTCCAGGAGGAATCGTTAGGATCTCCTTATTCAGGGTGATCTTCACGTCTTGTGGAAAGATTTCCACTACGATTCTCCCTGGCTGAGGAGTCGCCGCAGCAGGCTTGTTCAAAATTTGAACGGTAGGCTTCATCGTTATCTCCTAGTACTCTTGTCTTTCAGCGCCTCTGTCGTAATATAGGGAAGTCAAGCCACGTTTCCTGCATTCATCCTGGAGCTGTCTTTTAGATGTAATGTAAAGCGGCTCCAGGTCAATATGCTCGTACCAGCCTTCTCGGAAGGGGATGAACTCGGAGACTCCAACAAATCGCTGCCGGAGTACATCTCCACACGAGTCACAATGGAGGACCTCTTCAGGCCCTGCAAGTCTCTCCTCAATGTATCCGCACTGATAGCATTGGAAGTCATATAATGGCACCTCACTGCCCCCCACCTTGTAGACGTCCACCAAGCCTTTGATCCATTCCAGCTAGAAGCTGCGCATACTGATCCATTGGGACAGGCATTCCCTGAGTCCCAAGCCCTGGCGGTAGCGCCCTCATCATATCATCGAACTGGACGCCGTGTAGCTCATGAAGGAGATATGCCGTCAGCTTAAAGGGATCGATAAGGGGATTCGTCCTCAGGAGCCCATAAACCTGGACAGCTCTCTGCTCTCTTAGCGCCTTTGTCTCAGGTACAGACGTATCAGGATCTACTTGCACGTCGTACCTACCCTGCGACAGGGCCTCCGCGCTAAAGCGTACCCATATAGGTACACCAGCTGGCCCGGCGACCTGGACCACTTGTGGTCCCTTCCACTCCGTAAAGATAATCCGGTGCATGTCCTCTATCATGTTAACAAGGAGATCCGCGACCATATCCCTCCTCTCATCAACACGAATCTCAGAGGCCATCTTCACTATCTGAGCCTCCGTAGCAGTTGTATCAGACGAGCCTGGCTTATATTCACCAAACTGATTTCTTCCAAAGCCTACTGACTCTCTAACATCCTGCATAACAGCCTGCTCAGCGATGATAAGATCCTCCGGAATCTCAGCCACTTGCATAGGCTTAACCTTCGTGATATCCTTCACAGAGACTCCAGCGCCTACGTCTTCAGAGAGCAACTTATCCAGTTCAGCTGGGTCAATCGAGTTCTGTTCAAACATCATCTTGATCATGGAGAGCCTACGATGCTTCATCGTCTGCGTCCTGATCTCGTTGATTTCCAGCTGATATGGCTCAAGAATGACAGACTCTGGAACACCCCAGAAGTACTCATCATCCTCATTGAATATGAGTGGATAGATCGTCGGACCCCACTCCCCCGAGAGGTCATCATCCTCATAATAGACAACCTTCTTACCATGATCAGGGTGGTATGGGGCCAGGACTATGACCTTCCCTGTCATCTTATCACGAATCTCCACTAGGTCGAACATTGGAGTTACTCGTATGATCCCTGGTACTATAGTACCTTCTCCTGTGTTACTGCGGGCTACATCTGACGAGGTTAAGTTCTTAACGTTCCTTAACCGTGGGTCTTCCGTTACATCCGACACCGGCCTCTTTACCCAGTGGGCCACAAATCGAGAGCTTTCCCAATCCGGACACTCAGCCGGCACAATAATACTCCCAGTATGAACACTAAGAAACCAAGGCATGTTAGGCATAATCCCACTGCGATATTCATTGCGGTGGTTACGCACAATAGGTACTTCAGTATCGCCCACGTCGGGCGTCGGAGTGAACTCGGCACCATAGCCTAGCTTCCCGAATCCAGCGCCGAACATGAAAGAGTTCTGGATGATCCGCTTAATTTGGTTCTTAACCCTCATACTGCGAATCAGCTTGTTGTCAACGCGCTCAAGTATCTGGGCCATAGCTAGGTACTCATAACCTGGCTTCTTGGCTGTCACTGAGACGCTAGGATTTCTGAAATAGATTCGCGGAACTATAGTGCGAATCATCATGAAGAACAGATTCTTCGGCAGGATTCCTGCCTTCCAGTTACCCCTATAATAGGACCTCCAAACAGGCCAGCGTACCTCCTTAGCATACTTCTTCCGGAAGGCTATCCCTGCATGGATCTGCTGCATCCACCAGGTAGGGTCAGGCTCGCCTCTTACATAGCCACTAGGCACTATGCATCTCCTTCTTTCTTTCTATCTGTCTCATAGACGTACAGGTTAGACAGAATGGCCCCGCAGGCCGCGCACTCAATTAGGCCATTCCTATGCAGAATGAAGGACACGTTATCGCACTCACAACGAGCCACGATACCATTAGTCCTAGGCCCATCCTCAGGTACTGTAACGCTGCTCACAAGTACCCCCACTCTTTAAGAAGCGACATATCCTTCTCAACACGTAAGCCAATGTCCGTCCTATACTGCTTTCCTTCTACCTTAATCTCTTCAAGTGTTCTGTAGACTCTCCTACGAGCCTCTCGTACTGTCGCGCCTCGGGCTGTAGCCTTCAACAAGACTCCATCCCCGGCTGCGTAGTAGTACTTTCCTCCTTTCTTATATACATCTGTTAAGTATACATGTTTAAGATTCTGGGGTCCGAGCCCAAGTATCGGCATTCCTCGGTCTCTACGGTCAGGCTCCTCATGAGGCCAAGGGGGTACACTCATGCGTACAGCGATCATGTAGTCGCTGGTCAGCCGCATCTCCTTCTTGACACCTAAGGCAGTCTCGAATACAACGTCTGCAACAGGCTCCTGCAGCCCTTCCATAAGAGCCTCAATTGCGTCATAGCCAAGTCGAGCAGTAATCTCAAGGCCATATGCTCCTTCCTTGTTGACGATGCAGTTGATATCGACTGGGCCTCTGTATAGAGTCTTTTTAAGGAAAGGCTCAAGGCGGAGGACCGTCTCCTGTACAAGCTTATTAACCTTGCGCGCCCCAATGACTACGTTTCCCATGCACCCTGTGTTTGGCCCCAGCCCATCATTCATTAGCCTTTTTTCTTCGAACGTGTGATTGAACGGGAGGACCCACTGCCTACCGTTCCACCAGCCTTCCGTCGAGACTTCGACCCCTTCGACGATCTTTTGGATGATGAGTTCTTGGTCCGAAGGTAGTTCATTAAGTGCGTGCGTAAAGGACTCAGGCTGTCGATGAACTGACGTCTTAGCTGTAGAAATATTGCCTGATGGCTTGATAACATATCCAGGCTCCTTCCACATTTTGACTAAGTCAGCGGCCTCCTTAGGACCTGAGAAAGACCACGTTTCAGGAATCTTAACGCCCGCCTTCCTAAAGAGATCAATGCCCTTTTGTCTGTCGAGTTCGGCAAGGTCCATGAGTGGGGAGCAGCCAAAGAGCGGCTTCCCAAAGTCTTTAATAAACGACTCATAGCGGCCAAAACCTACCATATCTGTGATGACTAGGTCTGCCTTCTTCAGAGCAGGCCTCCAAGAGGCTGGACGCCCTACTATGCCCTCTCCAGCCTTCTCATACTGAAGCTCCTTAATGAACACGTCTACGACGTGGCCCTCATTAATAAGCCTATTTGCTAGCCCAAGCCCATCGCCGCTTTCGCTAAGCATCAGTATCTGCATGGCTCTCTAATACCTCGCCGTCTATGACCACAGCCTGTTCCCTTATGGGGAAGGCTCTCCCGCGTCCATGCATCTCATTGATGATAGTATCCAGTTTGAATGGATCAGGCTTCCTAGCCATGAGGACGACTGGTGAGTGCGCTATTAGCGCTGCCCGCTCTAGTCCGATAACGGCCTTAGCCGCCGCGATAACGCAGTCATCGAAGCATCCCTCCTCCGCCTCCAGCCTCCCTTCCTCAGTCTCTACAAAAGTAGTAAGCTCTGAGTAAAGGATGGGGCTGTGGATAAGAAGATCCTTCGCCAAAAGCTTCCTTAGCTTGCTGACAAGCAAAGGCTTAGTGATCGTCGTAGTCCTATGCCCAAGCGTCATCAGCTCAGACTTTTCGGACTTGGCCTCTTGCGCCCTGGTCTCCGTGTATATCTTATACGTTGGGTAGATTTTCCTAAGTTCTGAGAGTGTAGCGATGCCATGATTGTTACTCTCCACAATAACGTAGGCCCCGTTAAATATCTCCGCGACCTCCTTAACCTTCACAGCTAGATGATCAGGAGCAGTCCTATCACTGATCCACTCACCTACCTGTTCCATATTCTCGATGTCAAAGATCTCCATTACTGAGCGATCTTTCCGTACACCGGCTGAGACGTCCACTCCCATTACATAGGAATGGCCGCGCCTCACCGAGTCCTTCAGCCAGTGCATGTACTCATCCTTCTGCTCCCACCGATCAGAGGTCTTATAATTGATTTTTCTGAAGATCGAATGCCCACTAGCCTGAAAGCACTGATCTAGCGTTAGCGGATACTCCTGCTCAAACTGCTGAACATCATAGTCCATTTCCTCAAGCTTCTCACGACGAAAGGCTATATGGCCAGCAGTTAGTCCATACTCCCTAATAAGCTCTGGCTCCCCAGTGTAGCTATCCAAATTCGACAGGATCTCTTTCTCCTGCTCAGGTGTAAGCTTCAGTGAATACTCTGGGAAGTCTTGCCAATTGAAGAAGTGAAGCCTATACCTCCCCTTCCCGGCAGCCGCACGCATGCATAGTCTGTGATAGAAGTTTCCGACTCCATTTCCTGTGGACTCGATGAATATCTCTCCTGACCCACGGGGAACAGCCTGAAAAAGTCCAGAAACGAGACTCTTCGCGTCTGGCCAGTATGCGATCTCGGAGCAATGAAGGTCGGTAATAGTATCACCGCGGCCAAACTTCCGAGAACCAGCCGTACCAATATAGAAAGCACTGTTAGTTTTCGGGAATGTGATCTCGTTTCGCGAGTCGTTCTTGATAATGGGTTCAGGCCCTTTGAAGTTCCTGAGGTAGTACCTAACCCGATCAAGCATTCGCTGTGTAGCTTCTTTCTCATGACTAATCACCACAGCCCTAGTATTACGAATACCAAGGCATTTCGCTGTGAACCTTGCAAGGACGTATGAGCTTATGCCCTCCTGTCGTGCCTTAGGAATTATGTCCCTCCCTGTAAGCTTATGATCCAGCTTAGCCTGAGCAGGGTTAAGGACGAAGTCAACGTCCTCCCCCTCCTTATTAACTATCCGGAAGCAGTTCTCAATGACGAACCTTTCTTTGGTCGCCATCAGAAGGGCCTGTAGTACACTCCAACAACTGCTCCAGTACCATCTACCGTAACGTGAATGTCTGTGCCAAAGACGACAGGCTTTCTCAAGGAGACAACTCTTGAGTCTGCTATAGGAGCATTCAGTCGCCCCTTTATAACGCCACCAGCGCCCCCATTTCGGAGGATTCCACTAGAGGCCGCGCTACCGCCGAACACGAGGTAGGCATACACTTTAGCCCGTCCATTGTGTAGCGTACCAGTAACACTAACCTCTTTATACTCCACTGCAGACTCAATCATCTTTGTCTCCAGCAATAATCTGTACGTTGCACTTATTAAAGATTGCCTGGACTACGTCCTCAGCGCTTGTCTTTTTGAGAGGCTCAGCCTCATAATCCTTCCGGCGCTTGAAGACCATATCTGCCGCGCGGAGTCGATCCTTCATGGCCTGATTTCTGCTCATACCCTCTCGTAGGGTGTCTATCGCTGGCTTAAGAAGGCCTCGAAAGTCCTCCTCAACATCGTCGAAGCGACGGCTGAGGAACTCCCTGCCAAGTGGATCATTAAGGACGCGACTTACAGTGATAGGAGAAATCCGCATAACCTGCGCGATCTCTCCACCTGGCATTCCATTGAGGTGCAGAACAAGAATCTTCAGGTGTCTCCCTGTGAGACGCTTTAGTGGAGGCAGCCCATTAGGAAGCCTCTCTCCAGTCAGTTTCTCCAGCTGATATCTGGCTGGAGAATACATTCGGCTAATAAGACTTCTTCCGGCCACCTTTCTTCATCTCATTTTCCAAGTGATTCTTCTGCACGTAGCCCCTGTAAGACTTGCCTCCTTTCGAACAGAAGCGTACGTACTCTCCCTCCTTGAGGCCGTGCTCCTTACTAGGGCCACTAACCGTTCTGACCTTTCCACCATCTTTCACACAACGGTCAAAGTCAGCAGGCATTACTCTTCTCCACAGTCTACGTTACCACAGAGAGTACAAGTCCGACAAGACCTTCCACTGGCAATAGCTGCTCCACAAGTAGGGCAAGTAACAGGGCTATCAATGTCACGCAGAGCCTCTTGCACCCTACGTCGCCGCGCTGCCACCTCTGGCGATAACTTTCCATTCCACAAGTCCTCTATATCAGCCATCAGTGCCCTCCGTGACGCCTGCGCTGCGCTTGGCGTCTGGGGGAGTGTTGGGTTGAGGGGGCTTGGCAATGAAACGCTGTGCCGCGCCTTGAC